CTTCGTCAAGTCCCAAGGCTAACAGTCCTTTCTTAGCGTCAGATTCATCAGTCCACGACCTCAACGCTCGTTTGGGTTGCAGTTGCCAACCATCAATTACAAAACCTGATTCCATGCGTTTAAGGGCATGATCTCTCACCGCCTTGATGTAGCCCTCAACCATATCGAACTTGGTGAGCAAGACGCTTATTTGCGCCTCTGTAAGCATCTCTACGGGCGGTGCAGTAGCTACGACTTCAGCGATGTTTGCTTGTGCAGGGCAAATGGTTCTAGCGTTGCAATACTGGCAAGCTGAGTCTGAGGGTACGGGTTGAAACAGTGGGTTCAGTGCATTCTCAATGGCAGGGATAAGAACATAGTGCTCCCAATCAACCAACTCTTGCGTTGTCATTGAGTGCTTGCGAGTCTCACCATGATGAGGTTGGATAATCCACAACTCGACAGTATCAATATATTTGTAGAGTTGTTCAGCTTCTAATGCTGCCAATGCGTAAAGCCGCAACTGGTCATTGTCAGCGTCTACATATCCTCGACCAGTTTTAAGGTCTGCAATAATGAGTTTTCGGTTTTCATGGCTGTAGCCAACTACATCAGCAGTACCACCAACCTTGACCTGTGGAGTGTCTTGGTAAGGCAGGAACTTCTCAACAGTTACGCAACCCTCACCTAATTCATCCTCAATCGCCCAGATAGCTTTCAGATGCTCAAGAGCAAACTCACAGTTTTCCTCAGTCATGGTGATACCTTCCACCACTGTACCGATTGACTTCATAGGGTCAGAGTCCAACTGAAAGCAAGTCTCAGCCAAGGCATGAATGGCAGTCCCGATCTTCGCCGCCTCGCCACCCTCTACATAGGGCATGAGTTCTGACAGTCTTGCACTGGCTGGACAGGCAATCCATCGACTTGCCGCTGATGCTCTAAGGCTTAGTTGTTTGATTGCCATGATGCTCTTTCAATGTGGTGGTTTTCAATGAGTAGTTGATAGGCTATTTGCCTTGTTTCATTTGAGACTGCATGACCCAAGTCTTCGGGGTCTAAAAGACGCTTGATGAAGACTACAGTCTGCTGGTTTTGCCTACGCTCTTGCTCAAGCTGTGAGCCTAGCCAAACGATATGCTGACGCAAGATTTGCCGTTCTTTGTCATCCATGTCTTAGTCCCCAAGCTGCTATTAATGCTGCATCAGCACGACCATCATCTTTAACTCTTTTAAACAATGTAGATTGCCAAGGGAACACTTCCATTGCTCTTGCCCTTGCGCCATCTTTGCCGCCTGAGACTCCCATAGCCTTCTGCCAAGCCTGTGGGGTCACCAAGGTAGTCTTGATGAGCCTAGCGGCTAGAACACCCTCTATAGCCCCAAGGCTGCGCCCAAAGCTAAAGACGCTTGTTACCCCCTGCCCACTCATTGCAAAAACACGCTCGACATACGCTTCTTCAGGCTTAAAGGTATCAATTATTTCTACCAGTTCGGGAATGCTAATCTGCCTTTTGGTTTTGCCGTTGCGGTCAAGCGAGACTGTGGGCATATCGACTACACCCATCAACGACTCGCCGTTAAGCATTGCAATAGCCCCGTTGAGTCCTACATCGATGCCAATGATGCGTTTGGGGGAGAAGACTGTTGAGATAACTGTCATTCTGTACCCCCACTTAAAGCCTTCAAACGCAACTGGATTAGGGAATCTACCGATTCTTCTAGCCGTTGTATTGAAGTCACCAATGGTATGGTTCTACCAGTGGCATAGCGACTAACTTGCGAGGGGTCAAAGCCAGCGTGTCTAGCTACATCAGTAATGGTGTAGCCAGCTTTCTCAGCCTTTTCCCTAATGTTTTCAATGGTTTGCATGGTTGGAGTGTTCATAGCCAAGGATTCTAGGGAACATTGGATTAATAAGTCAAGTCCTATCTGATTAAATACCCTACTGAAATGTGTGGGATTAAATAGGTGGGGGTTGACTAGATAGTCAACTGTGGCATGATTCACCCATCAACAAAGCAAACAGGGGAAGCGAAATGAAACAAAATTTTAAAGACTACACCATCACTATGCAAGATGACAGCGGACGCACTTGCGTTGTGTCTATCAACGGCGACTGCATCGCAGAGCAAATCAGCAACGGCGAAACCGAATCCAATGCACGTTTAAACGTGGAAGACAACGCTGTTAACAACGCAATTTATCGTAAAGAAATCAGTGCTGGCGCATGGCTGATCGCAACCGCCTAATCAACCCAACGGGGCGCAAGCCCCATCTTTCAACCTTAAAAATGATCTCTACTCCACAAGTAAACCGCAACAGACGTAGATATGGTGTTGACTATATTGAAAAATATGTTTTTGGCATCACAGAAACCATTACCTACAAACTTAAAGGCGGTAACAGTGTTGTCGTTGATTTAATAACCCATGCTCAAGATTTGATGGCTGATGGTGACGTAAACAATGCCCGTCAAATCTTGAATATTGCCAAGCATATTTTGGATGAAATTGCTAATGGCAAATTGGTCGGAACAGTAAAACGCAAGTAATTTTAAAGGAAACAACATGAAAGAATCAATCCCCGACATCCTCGCCGCCATTGCTATCGGCATTGGCTTTGCAGTCCTCTTGGCTTCATGGTGGTTATCTTGACTGACCTTCAAGACTTCTGCCAAGAGCATCGCACTATGGATGAGTTGGTAGAGGCTGGCTACAAGGCTACAAGCGTCTACAACGCTGTTAAGCGTAAGGAGTTGACCAATACCAAGGCAACTGATGATTGGGGTCGCAAGCTGCATGGCAAGGGCTTGTTCCTGTCCACTGTCACAGTTGAGCCTATGAACTTCACCGCCTTGCAGTCTGCATGGCATACCCCACAACCACAAGGAGAAACAGCATGAGCATAGAGACAGAGATTGCAGAACTCGCACACAAGTTTGTGCCAGCTTGCTACGCTGGCGGGATTCTTTCAAGGTCTGACATGAAAGAGTTAATCACCAAGGTTGCTAATCAAGCAGTTGTAATTGGGTGGAGCCATGCAGAGAGCATGACCAGAAAGCGTTTGGAGAAGAAGATTGAATTTATGGAACAGGAAATGAATATTCTTAAAGACCAGATGAAGTCCCTTGAACTCGACCTACTGGCTGCTGAAAGCAAATGAATACGATCATCAAGTTTGTCATTGCTGTGGGTTGCGCCTTTGCTCTGATGTACTTTGATTCGTTAGATTTCAAACCAAGGGAGAAGACCAATGTGGGAAACAGTATTTTGGGTACTAGTGATGGGAGTTTTCGGGTTCGCCTTGGGGGTTTGCGTCTGCACAGGGTTTGTGTTGTACCTACTAAACAAGGAAGTAAACGAGTAGTGAAGTGTCCAGTTTGCGAGTGGACTAGAACACCTGACAACAGATATATGTGCAAGAAGATTCAACGAATCATTGTTGTAAGTCACATCAAGAAAAGGGTAAAGAATGACTGATGAAGATGAAGGATTCAACGAAATGGAGAAACGTAGCTTATGGCGTAAACGTGCCGTACAAGCAGCCATATCAACCAACCCATATAGAGATCAAGTCATAGAGGAAGTGGCTTTAGAAGTTGAGAAGCTAACTGGCTTTGGTAAAGACACTATTGACAGTTTGACTGTTTACATCAGGGATATGAAGACATGAAAGAAACACCAGCGCCAAGATTAAGAAAAGAGATGACCAAGAACGGGCGAGGCGTATCCGCTAAGTTGACCGAGAGCGAATACAAAGAGTGGGTCATTTTGGGCAAAGGCAAGTGGCTGAGATCATTCCTAAAAGACAGTAGATTTGCAAGGGGACAAGCATGAATAAGCCAAAGAATGTGTTTGATTGGAATGATGGCACTCCATCAATCTGGACAAGGGACAAGGAACTCAGGATGATTGCTCAAGGCAGGGCATGGGGTCATGCTGCACAAGCTAAAATTGGGCTTGAATCTAAGCAACAAATTACTGTCTATTCACGGGCTAAATCAAGCAAATGACTCCTGAAGAAATGAATTCTTATAAACCAGACGCTGAACTGGTTGCCTTGGCTAGACAGGCTGGATTCATCATGCCTGACTTTGCCATAAACTCAGCAACCGATGCTTGGGCAGGGCGTAAAGTACCGCTAATGTGGCTTGCCCTCGCTAAGTTTAAACACATCTGCCAACAGGAAGAAAAGGCAAAGTTTGCTGATGCTTACGCTGAGTTCAACAAGAAATGATTCGTAAGATAAGAACCTTTTACGGCAGGGCAAAAGGTGGTAACAGAAATTCCACCACCACTGTAGATATGGGGGTAGCTTGGTTATGCGAGAAGTGTGGTGAGGTGATCTTGTACGAACACCTCACCCCTAAACACTTCTGTAGGCGGCAGATCAAGCCTGTAGTCCTTGAAGATACTGTGTCTTACCTGCCACCTTGACAGCAGTCATTTCCTGCTTCTTGAGGTTGTTAGGGTCATAGGAAACGTGTACCCAACCCGAATCAGGGATGCCCTGTGTGTAGAACTCAAGGATAAGCTGTGTGTAGTCCAAGTTATCCATAATCCATTGGGCTAGATCAGCATTGGCAATGCCAACAATCTCAATATCTGCTGCCATGCCCTTGCAATGGTCTGAGGACTTCGACCCATTCACCGCAGCATTACTTTCAGGGCTACGATAACCTGAGTTCACAGTCACAGACATACCAAAATGTTCACGCACAGGCTGAAGCACCTTTTCGCAAAGAGTCTTTAGGTTCTCCAGCGCCTCATCATCAGGTGTATTGTCGATACCAAGACGGGTAGCAGTGTCAGATTTTGTCAGTTCTTTGAGGGTAAAGTTGGCAGATAAGTTCATTTTGTTCCTTTCAGGGTTTGATAAACAGTGTTATACGCATCTATGCAAGCATTCAATTGTCTGATGGCTTTGTCTCCATCGTCTGTGATGGCGACAAGATTTTTAGCAGTCTCTCTGTCAAGTTCGGCTGTTGCTTGAACGCTATCTCTGGACTCAGTGGGGGCATCTGAGGCGGTGTGTACGGGGCAGACGGGGGCTTGGACAGGAATCCGCAACTTGAGAGTACCAGCACTAATAGCGGCATCACGCTTCGCAATCTGAATCTTTGCATTGTTTTCCACCTTCAATAGTTGTGTTGTTTGAGTGTTTACAGCTTGAACTAAGGCTTGTTCCTTCTCCCTAGCAATGGCATTCAAAGAGGCTATTTCAGCCTGTTGACGAGCATTCTCATCCTCGCCACCCTTGTAATAACCACCGCTAAAAGCGCCCAAAACAGCCAGCAGAATGCCTAGCAAGACCCAAGGATTAAACAAACTCATGGCTTGGGCGGCTCGTCAGTGTCAGTGGCTTCAGCCTTGGCAGTTGCATTGGCTATTGCCTTGACTCCAGACCTACCAGCTACACCACCAAGTACACCCGTAATAAACACCATGATGGTGCTGATCTGTTGTGTATACACCTTGTCAATTGCCGCCATACTGCCGTTCATTGGTTGCGTAACAAACGAAACTGAGTACAGAAACATACCCATAGAAGCCAACAAAATGCTCACCAAGACAACGATAACGAATGCCCATACTCTGACTTCAATCTCATCAGCAGTTAGGCGGCTGTTAGGTTTATATCCAATGGTTGCCATTACTTCTTCTCCTCTGGTTTAACTAACATATCTGGACAAGTGCCAGATGCGGTACAAATTGGGGGCTTGCATTCAACATTAGCCCAATTGTTTGGGTCTTGGCAAGGATAGCGGTAGCGGTCATCACAACCCACTAGCAACACCAACAAAACTGATAAACCCCAAATACAGTAAATGTTCATTCCTGCTTCTCCCTTTCAAGTTGTTTAATCAGCTTTTGCACTTTTTCCTGCTGTTGTTTGGCTTCATGCTTGGCTTGCAAAACATCTATGTATAGCATACCCAAAATAGGCAACAACACTATTACAAGCAAACAAGCAGCAATCCATCCCACTACGCTCTCCCAATCTTGCTTAA